TGATTGCTTGACATAACTTTACCAATCTCTGTTTATACAAAGACTACAGAAAGAAACGGTGCAAGTCGTCCTACCTGTTGTTAAATTTGACTGAACCTGTTTCTCTCAGGTAGCTGCAATAAAATTTTAGAAAGTCGTCTAGCCTTATAAGACACAGGCTTTCACCTGTCTTCATTCTATTTTTTCTGTTAACTACAATAGGAACTTCTGGTGCATTGGTTTTCTCTATGTTACGTTCGGCTTGTCTCAGGGCGTCATGGAAGTTCAGACGTTCAACACGTTTAGCTTCTATGAATATCCCTGGGACACCAAGAACGTCTGCACCACCCGACATGTCTACGTAACCACCACCAGATAGTGGGGCTCTGTGTGCTGTCTTCAGTCCTGTTTCTTGATTAATATATTTGGCTAACTCTCGTTCGTAGTCGTCGCCTTTTTTCTTTTGTTTACTCAATCTTCGTACCCCAAATCTTTACGACAAGACTTACAAAAGAACCACATCTTTGGTCGCTCGGTCTTGTCGCCACATTTCATGCACGGCCTAGTCCACGTTTTTCCTTTGAAGTCACGGCGAACCTGATACTTGGCCCCATCGAACTCTTGCAAGCCTTCCCTCACAAGTATTCTTTTCAAGGTATCGACACAACAGTTAAGACGTTGTGCCATGTCAGAGTAAGTTTTAATTCTATGGTTTTGACGAAGCCAAGATAAGTCCGAGTCCGAGACTCGAATGTTTCTTGGCATATATCACTGCTCCTTTTTCCATGTATAGTATAACATTTAATACTAATAACAAATATTTACAAGAAATTTTTTTCTAGGTGTTGATTTATCCAGTCAAAAGTGATACAACGACTAAACGTTTAGTCTTGAAAAGGCGTGGTTGTAAACCACGCCTTTTGACTTATGGCGTTATTAGCTAAGTTTGGTCGTTGTATCATCTACAATACATGAAAAAAATAACACGAAGACAAAAAGAACTTGAAGATAAATATAACTCTTGGAAGAACACACGAGAGGAAAATAGGAAGCGCTATCCAGAGGTCGCCAAGATAATAGACGAGGTTAGAAAGCACTTCCCTGGGGCAAAAGTTACTTCGATAACTCCAACCAAAGACGAACCAAAGTAAGAGGCTTGCCTAGCTTGTCAGCTATATGCTCGGCATCTAGTCCGTTTAGAGCCATTTCTTTTGCTTTTTGTTTTGTAGACTTGCTAGCGACGATACGTTTCTCGCCAGTAATATCATTTGCAGAAAACCCTAGCCACTGAACTCTATCGTGTAGGTCTGTCCACTCACGAACCTTTCCGTATCGAACCTCCATCACCATGTACAGACGAAAGTTGTCAGGCAAACTTCCTTGCAGCAAGGGCCAAACAGGTTGGTCGTAGTTGCCATCATACAACGCAGCATTTTGTTTAGCTGTATCCTCGTCTTGGAATACCTGTGCTACACGTATCTGTGTTTCCAAAGTTGTGAGCTGATTCGTTGACCCAGCTTCTCTTCCGATACCGCTGTCACTTGGTTTGTTGCTGTGATGTATGAGTATCACAGACAAGCCAGAGTTTCTGAGCTTGACTGCGAGCTGGTTTACCTTTGACCATTCGTCTGAACTGTTCTCTTGTAAGCCTGGGTAAGCTGTTCGCAGTGTATCTATAACGACAACGTCTGGGTCAGAGAACTCAATCCAACCTTGCAGTTCTTGTAAACCATCTCTGTTGTGCAGATTGATTTCTTTCTTATCAATAAACGGAGTCCAGATGTTGAGTCTGTCAGCTGTATCAGAGTGTATTGATTTCAAATCAATCAATCGTCTTGCAATGGTAGCCATGCCCATCTCGAAGTCCATGTACAAGACACGTGCTGGTTTACCTATCTCGAAAGGGCCAAAGTATTTGTTGCCAGCAGCTAAAGCTCCCATTGCATGTTGCACAAACAACGACTTGCCGTGACCACTGTATCCGAACACTTGCACAATCGTGTTGCTTGGAAGCCAAGGTTCTATCAGATACGTCTTTGCATCAGCTTCTTGTAACAGCTGGTCTGCATCTCTCATTTGTATGAGTCGACGTGTCCTAGCTTCGACTGGCTGGTTGGCGTTTATGTACGGCTTATATATATAGTCACCCTTTTCATCAAATCTGTCAGGATGATTACGCCGTTCTGATTGCTCCATAGATAGAACAGTTGCCTCGAACTCACGTTCCGATAAGGGCTCTTCAAAAAACTCATTCATAAATGCAAAGCCACGAAGACGTAAGTCGTGACCCCAGAACCCTTCAAGTATTGATTCGGATATGTAACGCATCACACGTTCGTTGCGTCCGTTGCCAAGACCAGACGGAATCTTCAACGAGTTTGGAAAAGACTCACGGACATATTTGGCAGTCCTATCCCACTCAGATATAAATTCGTCTGGGTCTAACGGCATGACAGACGACAAGTCTAACTCTGAGAACTCAAAGTCTTTGCCGTCCATAGATGGTAAGACTGGTTTCCAATCCTTCCAAGTTGGAAGGTCGTCCCAGTCCAACCCCATACCTATTTCCCAACTGTAGTTTTTACTTGGAGGTAACAACGCATAAGAGCCGTCGCCTCTAAAGTCTAACCCATTTATGCGAGGCCAGTCGGAGCCCGTGCTGTTTACGCCAGCACGAGGCCCACGACGAACGCCGTCTTTGGGATGCTCGAAATATAAATGCACTCCTCTCTTCGTCTTGACTGTAAAAGCCGAGCGCATGCCTGTATTTATTGCCTGTTTGTACGCTTCGTCATTGTCACAATCGACAACAACAACTCCACTTACCTCGCCTGTTATGATTGCAATGTCATAGTCAGGCCACTGTGACCACCATTGTTCTACTTCTTTTTCTGTTGGTGGCTCGTCTTGATATTGTCTCCACTTTATAGCGGGTCTTTTAGCGTCTGGTTTGATTGGTATTACAGACCAACCTCTCTCAAGATAATCCAGGGCTGCTGCCAGTTTTTCGTTCATGTTCGTCTTCCTCAAAGTAATTGTTAAAGTCAATGTCTGGAGCATGCTCCTTTATTTTCTCAAGAACTTGGCTACTTATATAGCGTCGTTTCATCCAGCCGTATGGGGCAGTACGAACCACGCCAGTTATCTTAGCCACCGAAGACGCCCCACCTAAATCGGTGATGAGCTTCTCGATGTTAAGTCGCATTTTGTTCTCCTTTTGACTTGCATTAATGTATAATTTATACTACACCTATATTATTAATCAAGTCATCATTCATATAAATTGCTGATGACGCATTAAATAAGGAGGTCGTATGACTGATAGTTGGGACGTGTTTGATAAAACACGCAAAGATGTTGTCGCATCTAAAACGACACAGCGATTGGAAGAAATGTCTGCCGAGCTGTATAAACTAAACCTTGAGAAGATAACCCTCGAAGAAAAAATATCTGTGCTAGAGGGAGACATCTCCAGATTATTTCCAGAAGAGTCAGGCTCACAGTCCAAAGAACTTGGATTGTATGAGGTCATTGTTTCTCGCACTGAGAGATGGTCTTGGGATAAGGACGCTTTGGAAAAACATTTTGAGCAGAAACCTCTGCCTCATTATGTGAAGCGTAATCTCAGCATAGATAAAAGGGCGTTCACAAAGATGCCTTTGGAAACACAAAACGAAATCAAGTATTGCCTAACACGCAATCTTGACAAACCGAAAGTGAGGGTAGTGAAACATGTTCAAGACGTTTAGTACAAAAGACATAATGCAAGACGGGCCTACAAAGGTTCTTCTTTATGCACATCATGGGTTTGGTAAGACCTATCAGTGTAGGTTCTATCAATCTCGATATGGAAAAGGACTCATCTTATCAGGTGAGGCTGGTCTAAAATCAATAGAAGACGTGGACATTGACTATGTTCCGTTTACTTCATGGGACAAAGGGCATGACCCTGACAACGGTAAGTATAGCTTCCGTGGTATTATGAAGATGATTGCAGACCCACAGTTTGCCAAGCAAGGTTATAAGTGGATAGCCATTGATAGTTTGACAGAGATGTCAGATAGGTTGATGGAGCATCTTGAAGCCGAGCATCAGGGAGATAACAACAACTTCAAACTATATGGTGACAATTCACGGATTATGATTGGAGCTTTGAAGTGGATACGTGACTTGCCTTTGCATGTCTACGTAACGTGTTTGGCGAAGGAGGAGAAGGACGCTAATGATGTAACTCATTATTGGCCTATGGTGAAAGGGGCTTCTGTTGCAAAACAAGTTCCAGCTTTGTTTGACCACGTCTTATGTGGTGTGAGACGGACAGAGACAAACGATAAAGGCTTGCCAAAGGTGAAGAGATATATCGTTACGGACGAAGTAAGTGGGTGGCATGGCAAGACCAGAGACCCAAAGAGTGTACTGAAACCATTTGAAAAAGTGGATGATGTCACTGAATTATTAACAAGAATGGCTACAGCCGAGGAGAAATAGTATGAGTGATTGGAACTTTACTAATCTTGACTTGTCTTCTGTTGAAGAGGGGTCAGGAAGCACACGCCTACAACAAGGCGTGTATACAGTGGAATGTAAGAACGCATCCATTGAACCCGTTGGTGCTACCAACAATCGTAAATTGGTTCTTGACTTCGATGATGTCGATGGTCAAGGTGATATAAGGGTGAACTTGAACATCAAGCACACCAGCAGTCAGGCACAAGAGATTGCCCTCAGACAGTTGAAATCATTTCTCGTCTGTGCTGGACACTCAACACCTGACAAGCCTGGGGATGTTGCGTCTCTGAAAGGATTGCAATGTAAAATCAGAGTCGGTTTAGGTAAGCCTTGGACTGGTGACGATGGGGTGCAAAGACAGAGTTCAGAGGTCAAGTCGTTTATGCCTACTAAGGCAGACGCTAAGTCTGACAAGTCTGACCCTCCCGCAGATGAGAAAGACTTAGACGACGAAATCCCGTTTTAGTCGCTAGCAAAGAAGGAGTGGAAATCCTCCCCACTCCTTCTTTTTTTATACAGGTTTTAATATGGTCGAAGCACAAAAAATAATAGAAGCAATAGACGAGGGTTACGAGAAAGAGCCAAAAGAGAAAGCCAGAGATTATATCGGTGCATCTATGATTGGCACGGCTTGTGATGCCGAGATAGCATTTAGTCTGCGTGGCTTTCCAAACAATCCACCAACACCAAGACTCAAAAGAATATTTAGACTTGGTCACATTCTTGAAGACGAAGTCGTTAGAGATTTAAAAGTAAAAGCAGATGTCAGAGTCTGGGAAAAAGACGGACTGACTGGAAGACAGCATACATACGAAGAGCTAGGTGGTCACGTCGTCTGTCACATGGACGGACATATACAGCTAGACGAGAGAAAAGAAGACTTACATGTTCTTGAAATAAAAAGCATGAACGATGCTTCATGGAAAAAGTTTCAGAAGGAAGGCGTGAAGAAATCACATCCAAGATATTATTCACAGCTACAAATGATGATGGGGATGTCGCAAATGCGTACATCTTTTTTTATAGCAATCAATAAGAATACTAGCGAATACCATTCTGAGATTGTGGATTATGATGACCTTGAGTTTATGTTCATTAAAGAACGGATTGAGAGGGTTTTACTTAACAAAGCGAGGAAGATTAGCAATGACGAAACAGATTGGAGATGCCGAGGGTGTTTTAAAAGGGGTGCGTGTTGGGGGCAAATTGATGTTCCCAAGTCATGCACGACGTGTAAGTTTGCAATCGCCAAGTCAGATGGTGACTGGCATTGCCAGAAACACGGACGAAGTGCCAGAGAACTGTGTAACTTTTACGAGCTTTATGAACCGTTGCCGAAGGGAAGCTGACATGAAGTATGAAGAGTTGGAGAAAAAGTTTGTAACGTTACACAACAAACGTTCTGAAGTTATGAAAGAAATTGAATATAACGAGAACGAAATCAACTCCATACTAGAACGCATTGCAAGAAGTAATCTTGAGAAGGATGACTTTGCAAAAGCCAATGACAAACGCAAGCATCTTCGCAAAGAGACTGTGGAACTTAACCACAAGAAGCGAGAGCTTGAAGCACAGATACAACTGATAAAGATGAGAATGAAAAATGAATAAGAAATTTAATCGCACATCCTTTTTGGGTACAGCAGACCAGCTTATCAATAGTGACAGAGCCAAGGTGTACGGGCCAGCAAAGAAGAACCACGAAGACATTGCTAAGATTTGGTCTGTAATTCTTGGCAAGCAGATTACAGCTGAACAAGTTGTTATGTGTATGATTGGCTTGAAGATTTCACGGCTTATAAAAACACCAGAGCATGCAGATTCATGGGTGGACTTGTGTGCTTATGGAGCTATTGGAGGAGAAATAACAAATGAAAGTAATAATAGAGAGCCCGTACAAAGGGCTAAACGAGGCAGACCGAAAAAAAAATAAAGAGTTCGCACGTAGGTGTATGCTTGATTCATTAAAAAAGGGCGAGAGCCCTTTTTTATCTCATCTACTCTACACGCAAGTGCTAGACGAAGATGTAGAATCAGAAAGACGAATAGGATTGGAAGCTGCATTTAAGTGGTACGAGGTTGCAGACTACGTTGTTGTCTATACAGACAGAGGTATAACCAAAGGAATGAAAGAGGGTATAAAGGTAGCCAGAAATTTGAACAAGACTGTTGAGTATAGGTCTTTCAAATGAAGGAAGTAATTGTTTATAGTTTGTGGTTACTGATTGTTCCAGACATTGAGTCGTCAGAAGTAAAACTAAAAAGACTAGAGTTTACCAGTCATGCAAGTTGTTTAGTTATGGCTAACTTACTTGAACAAAAGAGAGACCCCATTGTACAGAAGAAGCAATGCCGAAGGGTCATCAAGTATCCAACAGACCAAGACAATAATAATAAGTAGTTTGTTTGCTAATCTGTTATTCGCTGAGTTCAAAGTGTGGAGCGTCAATGAAAGGACGTCTGCCCTCAGACCTACGTAAGTCTACATAAGCGTTCATAGCTTCTTCCATTGTTCCATCCCATTCACGAATGTCTGGTATCTGCCAGGCAGCACCCCAACGGATTCCAACTCCTTCGTCTTGGGCTGCTTGTTTCATTGCGTCTGCAACGTCGTCGTACAGATTCAATTCCCAAGAACCCCTCGAACCAATGTAACACATCAAGTCTACGGCATCACCAGTAAGGTGGCGTGACTTCATCGTCTTGGATGCACCTTTTGCTACCAGTTCCTCTTGTTCTTCTTGAGTTCGCAGACCACAGATAACTCCGAAGTCGATTTTCGTAAGGGTTATAGCTTTCATAACAACAATTTTCATGCTGTCATTTACGCCTTCAAGCTTGCCGAGGCTTCGTTCTGATAACTTAAATGCCATACTGTTTCCTTTTTTTGTTGCTGTGTGTATTCGTAAATGTCTGAATAAATCTTGCGTTATTTTTTTGTGTCCGTCTTTTTCATCTTGTCATAGCTCCTCATTCCGCCAATTCCGAGCATGCCAAACATTAATGGCATCATCACAGACATGTCTGCTTGTGGTATCATAATGCCAAAGCCAGCACAAATCGGTGCGACCATGTAGTTGATTCCAAGGCTGAGACCTGAAATCCAGCCAATCAAGGGGCGCCAAGACGACTGGAACCAGTTGCCCTGTGCGTCTGCCTTCAATACTTCTATCTGAGCGAGTGCAAGCTGCTGGGCATGTTTCTCAGACATCGTTGCCAACTCGTGGGCGATTTCTGCTTTCTTGTCTGCGTCAGGTATAAATTTATCTAGTAGCCCTGTTACTGGGCCAATCAGTGCTTGTATCATTTTCTTGCCATCCATGCTGTTGTTCCCATATATGCGCCGACTATTCCAGCGCCTGATATATAGAATAGGTTACTAATATCTGCTAGAGCTTGTACTCGCTCTATCGGTACGAAAAACATTGCAGCAGTAAATGCACCCATAGCAATCAGTGTGAACCTAGCCATGCGTAACTGCGCTAAATTTTTTCGTAAACTTGTTTCGGTTTCTTTTATAGCTTTTACGTGAGCCAGTTCTTCATCACTCACAATGCCGTCACCGTCTTCATCATATTCTGCATACTTAGATTTTACTTGTAGTTTCTTTTGGGTCATCGTCTTGCCTTCAGTTCGTCTAGGCTTTTTGTTTTCTTGCCTCCGTCATACTCCCAGGCGTATCCACGATAAACCATCTCTTCGTTTAAGTTCGTCTCTCCTATGTAAATCCACCCCAACATTCTACCATACTTGCCGTCTTTTTCTGTTTTAACTCTGAGACCTGAAGGCTCACCGTCAGCAAGACGTCTTGTAAGAAATGCTTTTGCTTCAAGTCCCATCTGCTTTTCTTCGAGGTCACGTGTTCTGCTTTCTGGTGCGTCGATACCAGCAAGACGTACACGTTCTTTTTTTGTAAGACTGAAGCCAAGGTCTATCACCATGTCGACAGTGTCGCCATCAACTATTTTGGTTATTTCTTTTATGGCGTATTCGTACATTAGTAATAGAACCTACCTTTTTTGCTAGATTGTTCTCCAGCTATCGCATCAACAATACCTTCTCTTGCTGCTCTGTTACCGCCAACGATAGGAATACGTTGCGCAAACTCACGTGCAGCAGCTCTTTCTTTAGCGTTGCTGTTGTCTTTGTCGTCAAAGATACCGCCAGCTGTTGTCATGGCTGAAGGTATAAGTCCAACTGTGGGGCCAAGAAGTGTGGATACCATTCTGTTTGCACCGTATGCACCGTTGTCCATTTGTGTTGCAAAAGAATGTATGATGTCACCAAGAAGACCAAAGCCACCCATGATAGCCATGCCCTCGAAGTACCAGCCTAAGAAATCGTTGTAATCTCCGTGGGTTTTTTCATCATAGCCCAGTATCTTTGCTAGGTTTCTCTTTCTAACTTCTGGGCTTTTGTTTTCATCACCACCTCTGGATTGCAAGACGTCCTTGACGGACAATGTTCCCGCACCAAACGCTGGGCCAAGAAGGAAAAATCCCATAGCTGGCTTGAAGTTTCCTTTGTCCATCTCTCTGAACACATGCCCACCAAGCCTTGCCATCATTAGAGGGAATGACTTGAGCTGGAACACTAGCGCACCAAAAGGTGTCTGCGCCCACATAGGTACATCATTTGGATTTGGTTGGAATATGCTGTCATCTGCGAATTTAAGAATAGCCATTTTAACATCTGGGTCTTCAAGCATTTTTGTGTTGCCGAGAGCAGTTCTTTCTTTTCTTTGATTCGGCAAGAACTTCTCAAGACCATACTGCTTCAAAGCACGATGTGCTTCTTTGTATGCTCTGGACTGATTAGCATATCCAATGTTTGGCTTAAAGTTATTGAAAGCTTTTTCTTGCATGGACTGGAACCAGTTGAAAGCTGTAGCACCAGCTATCTTTCTTTGCATGTCAGTCCAGTCTGTGAGCAACGTAGCGTTGAAGAAAGCATGTGATGCCTTGCCATCAGGTGCGCCATACAGATGAATCATTCTTTCGTGGACAATGTTTTCCATAGCCACACCTGTGTTTATGATGCCACGTCTAATCGCTGGGTCACCTGTCAAGCTGTTCATCTGAGCTAATGCTTTGATGTAAGACTTCATGCTACCAGAACGTATGATTGGTAGAACAACGTCACCAAGTGATGTCAGGGTTGTGTAAGAAAGAAGCGTAACGTTGTTGAAGAAACGCATCTTTCTGGAGAAGTTCATAACACTCTGGTTGCCTTGACCATCCATAGGTTTCTTCATGGCAACTTGCATTGAAGCTTCTATGAACTTGTGGTCATCTGGTTGTAGTGCGCCTTGCTTCCCGCCAAAGTCTTCTAGGGCGTGAACAATAGCTTCAGCTCTACGTCTGTACGTCTGGTTGATTTTACCAGTAGTTGCGTCTGTAGGTGCAACACTGTACAGCAGCTGCCTAACAGCTGGGGCTCCACCAACTCTGTTTGCTTCGTCTAGCTTTTCAACAAAAGGTCGAACATTGTTTCTATTACCACCACTAAATGGCATGGCTACAAGTTCTTGCAGTGTATAAAGTTCTTGTTTTCCATCTGCGTTCATAGATGTTCTGTCCATACGGAACACTTTGTCAGTCGTAAGAAGGTCAGCTATTCCAGATAGACCTTCGTCTGCAACTTTTAGGTAATCGTAGACAGCGTGACTGTTTACACCTAGCTCATCAATGTGTGTCATTCTTCGAGAGCTACCCTCAAAGTATTTAACAAGCAGTGCATCCAAGTCATCTTCAAGATACGGTTCAAGTTCTTTCAAGTTGTCACGTAGTCTTGGGTCATCAAGGTTGATGATTCGTGAATAATCTACATTCTCAAACGTTGGGTTTCTTGTTGTCCCTCTGATTGCGTGGTACACGCCATCAGAGCCCTCTTCTGTAAGAGTAGCTATGATACCTTTTGCAAAAGCATCTGCTTCGATTTCAGTTCCAGGGGGCAATCCACTTACAGCTCTTTCTGCTGTGTGGTATCTTTTCAGAGCAGACCTAAACTCACTTACGTTCTTAGTAATTTTGTCTGCACTCCAAACTTGTGGGAAATAGTTACGTCTGTAACCCACATCTATGCCAGCTTCTACCATAGCTTTACGCTCTGCATCAAAAGCTGCACGTATTTGTTTGTACACAAGACGTTCTGCGTCCGTTAAGTTTTTCTCCTGTCTAGTTCCATCTCCGTAACGTAAAGCTTTTACAATCTTTTTGTATGACTGTGGCTGTTCTGCAAGCCTGTCTGTGCCAGCGTATCTACCTATCGCACCGCCCACGTTTACAGATTTTTTAAACCACCTTTTAAGACTGCCGTCTGAATCAGGAAGCTTCCTAAGTGACTCTTGTATTGGGAAGTATATGCCAGCAAAACGAGAGTTTAGTTTTGGGAAGTGGTCTTTGTACCAACCACCAAGCCAGTTTGCTCCCATCTTTTTCATTCGGTTTGACTGTGTGTCGAGGAATCGAGAAGCACCCTGTCTCCTGATTGCCTGTTCTTCCTTTGGCGTGATAGTTCTTTTTCTCATAAGAGACATAAGAGCGCCGACGTAAGACGGGTCACCACCAGCTGTTTCTAGTAATTCGCCAAACTCACCAACAGGAATGTCATCCATTTTAGATATGGATTCAGAGGACAATGCTTCGACAATGCCACCAGTCGCACCTTTTGGAATTGGTGTAATCTTTGGCTCACTCTTAAATAGACCTTCTTGAATGTGGTCAAAGTCATCAGCGTCAATATGCTTAACCTGATTAGGCTTAAACAGAACGGCTGTTGTATGTTCTCTGCTTGTAGCTCCGTATGTTCTGTTGGTTTCCATAAGTTCTGGGCCATCATTTAAACTGTTTCTGTGTGTAGTTAACAGTCCGTCATAACCCATCTCTTGAAGCATGCCGTTGAACTCTGCTTGAGCGCCAGACCTACTTCTGCCACCAAAGTTTATCATTGCGTCAATAATGCTTTTGTAAATTTCTTCTCCAGTTCGTGGGCCTAGTTGTGAGTTGTTTCGTCCAAGACCAGAGAGGCTGCTAAATACTTGAGACGGCAAGCCCTCTTCAAGAAACTTTGCAGCCAAAGCTTCGATAAAAGGATGCTCTTCGTCTGAGTATATTGTATTAGCACGGAAGTCTGCTGGGCTTTTGAGGTCGATGACAGTTGGTAAAACATCGCCCTCAAGTTCCAAACCATTGTTTTTGAAATTATCAACAATAGCTCTTTCAGATACAATCAAGTCGTCAAGCTGTTCTTTAATTAGTGTTCTTTCAGCATTGAGTTCTTTTTCCAAATACACATTTGATTCGGGGTCAAATTCAGCAAATTGTCTACGCAACTTACCGATGTCTCGTCTAATGAGAACAAGCTCATAAGCGTCAAAGTGTAGGTCTTCTTTGACATTGTCTGGAATATCAGTGTTGTCTATGGCATCAACCATAGCTTGGAATGTTGGAGTCCTTGCGTACATCTGTGATGCTACATAAGGGTTCTCTGTTACATAAATTCCAGGGCCATAGATGCCAGACTCTGATGGTCTCATGTGTATGTTTGGATTTGTTTCTTTCTTAAACACGTTCTTTCTAGGTGTTCCGTGATAAAAGAACACTGGCATTTGTGTGCTTTGGTCTTCTCCAAAACCTTTGTTTGTAAAGTTTAGAATCCTAGCTTGCTTGTCTTTTGGCATGCTCATAAATGTATCGTAAGCATAATCTGCTGCATAGCTTGGGTGCGTAAGGTATTTTCCTTGTAAAGTACCAGCCATTGGTCTTGATACAGCTGTGTCTTCAAACATGTCTCCGTAAAAGGTTACACGTCTGAAAGCTTCTTTGACGTCTTGCCTTCCGATTTGTCCGTTGATTATGTAAGACGCATATTCAGCAGTTCTGTTGATTGCATCATCCATAATGGAAATGTTTTGAACTGCATACAAGTCATCACCAAGAGCATCAGCCAAGATGTCGTCTCGTGTAATGTCTTCTTTCATGTACTTAGTGAGTGAGTCTCCAAACCACTCATAAGCCAGCATGTCTTCTTTTGTTGAGCTGTAGAAGTCATTGTACTTAGAGCCATACTTTGCTTCGATTGCGTCCCTTGTTTTTTGGTTAGCATTTCTGTAAGCAGTTTGAATAACTGCTAACTCATCCGCTTCGAGAGCCCCAGAGCGAATTACCATTTTGTTTAGCTCTGTGAATATGTCGTCTGCGCTGCCTGTGCCTTTTGTTAGATTTGCACCAAGACGTCTTACAAGAGTTCTAAAGTTCTTGAAGTCTGGATGTTGATAGTTTCCAAAAGCTCCTCCACCAGAGACTGAGTAGTCGCCCCCTGATAGTCTTGCCATATCGTCCATTGTAATTTTGTTTACGTCTTCAAGTGTGCCAACAGACGCTTTGTTTAGAATGTTAAACATTCTGTAAGCAATAGTTCTGCTCGTCGCCTCTACCTCTGGGTTTCTGTGTGTAATGAAAGAAAGCATTTCACGTACAGAAGCCCTTGCAGAAGGAGGTATGCCATCGCTAGACATAACACCTCTGCTGTGGTTTATCTCGATTTGCAGAGCGTCTTTTGTTTTCTTGAATCTTGGTGACAATATCTTGCCAGTACCACTCTTAGCACGTTTGTTGTTTTGTCTACGCTGTATTTCAT